GGGATCGGCGGGAAGCTGCGGTCATCAGGCTTGAAGAGGAGCCCGCTTGTCGGATCGTAGCCGGGCTGCTCACAGATCGAGCCGTCGGCGCGCAGGAACGGCGTGTTCGTGATCCCGGTCAGGACCGGCAATTTCCAGGAGCCTTGCCGGTTGAGGTAGGCATCAGCCACCTTCTCCGGCGCATCGACCGCGCTCCAGTCCTTCGAGCGGCCGTCGTATTTGCGGAATTGCGCCGCGCGTGTGAGTGTTTCAACCAGATATGGCCGTGTTACGGGAATGAGCCGCCAGCCCTGCGTATCCCGATTGTCGGCCGCCTTGAGCTTGGAAAGGACTGACCGGACGATCAGTCCGCCGCGTTGATAAATCTCGCTCCCAAGGAGCAGGAGCGCATCTTCCGCCTCATTGACGACACGGGGAAGCTCGCCGGCCCGGACGTAAATTTGTGGCCACGCATTCTTGGGTGTTTCGGAAATCGCCGTGCCGAGAACCGCAGCGCGGTTATGGCTTCGCCATTTCGAATAGGATCGAGTGACCTCCTCGTGCAGTCGATCGATATATTTCGCCCCGATCCCATTCGAGTACCGCGCCAGCTCATCGGTGATCTGCTCGATGGTGCAGCCCTTGCCGGCGAGGTGCCAGACCACGGCCTGAAATAATTCACTGCGCTCACCTTCCGGCGCGCCATTCCTGATCACATCATCATAGTCCAGGCTTCCCTGCGGGCCAGCATCATTGAAATCGAGACCCCCGGCCGCGCGCGCAGCATGCCGGGCAAAGAGCTGGTCGATAAACTCGTCGAGCGGCGGCAACTCGGTCGGTCCTTCGCCGAATTGCATCCCCGAAATCGTGATGTAACGAGCCGTGTTACGGTAAAGCTCAATCCCGGCGCCGGTCTCGCGGTCAAAGGTGAACTTGCGGTGCAGCTCTGTTCCGCTCGCCTTGCCGACGATCCGCAGTCCGCCGCCGGAAACCGTCACTTCCTGATAAGCGGTGATCGCCTCTTGATGCAGCCGCTCCGCCCAGGGCGCGAGAGCGGCCGTATCGGAATTGATGCAATGATCGATATCGATGGCACCAACGGCGGAATCCTTGAGCATATAGCCGATCCCGTCCGCCTTGCCGGCGCTGACCGTGGCCACTGCATCTTCATAGCGGCCCCAGGTGCTCGGATCGTTGGATCGCGCATAGCGGCTTGGATTACGTGTCTGACGCGGCGGCTTCGTCCAGCTTTCCTTCCCATGTCTCGTAGTGCGCAGCTCCCAGCCCCAGACGGCCCAATGTTCGTGCTCAGTTAGCGGCAGCAAGGCCGCCGGCAGGTTTGCAAGATCACCATTGTACGTGCGCGGCTTCATTAGCGCCTCACGCGCGCCCAGATCGAGCGCAGCCATTTCGCCTGCTTGTCGGTCGGCATGCCGCCATGGGTCGTCCAGGCGACCATGTCTGAAATAAATTCCCGCTCGCGCGGCTGCAGTCGCGCGATTTGGGCTGCGCATTCGCGGGCGATGTCGTTCCAGGAAGGTTCGCCATCGACGCTGACCGTCCCGTTTTGCTTGGCCGCTTTGCGGCCGTCCTCGACGCCGCGCTGATAAATTTCGATTGCGTCCGCCTCGGTGAATTTCTTTCCGTTGGACTCCTCGATCCCGGCGGCGAGCATGTGGATGTCGAGGTTTGCGCCTTCGAGCGTTCGTTTGAGTGCGTGTGCAGCCGCAAGTACGTCGCCGTCCTTGTCAGAAGAGAGCATGCGAATGATTTTGCCGAGCTTATCGGCGATCGGGGCGAACGCATTGGTCAAGTGGCCTCCCAGCAGCGCGCCTTGTGCGCGCAAACGCGGCAGCGCCAATCCGCCGGATCGTCATAACCGCGCGGCAACAGCTCGCCGGCGCGGGTGGCTTCAATCACGGTTACCGCGCGATCCAACCATGCTTGCGCGCGTTCGGCATTGAACGGGATAAGCAAATGAAGCCGCTCGCACGTGTCAGCATTGAGCACGGTAAACAGCGCCGGATGCTCGGTTACGTCGAGGTAAGTCTGGTAAATCCAGACCTGTGCAGCATAGTGCGGGTATGTTTTCTCGATGCCGTCACGCTCGACCGTGCGCCAGCCCTTCGCGTAGATTGCCTTGTGCTCCCATAGCGCTGGGTAGCCGACACCGGGCAGCTCCGGGCCGGCAACGAGAACGCCGTCGGCATGGCCGCGGAAAAGTCCCTCGACCGCTCTGAAGGCGAGCCGCTTGGCCGGCGCAAAGCGGAAGCCAATGCGAATGAGATGTTGCCGCGAAAGCTCCTCGAAAAAATGCCCGCGCGCAAAGATGTCCTTTAGCCGGGCGGAAAATACTGGGTCGCACATCCAATCGAATTGAACCTTACGCAAGCACTCGCTGCCGATTGCTGAGGCGCCGAGATACTGCCGTACGTTTGCCTCGCGCGGCTCAGCCTCTTCGATCAATCTGTTGATCGCAAGGTTGATCGGTTCATCCGACAAATGCCTACGGTTGAAATCGAGCATGAGCGTCTCAAACCGGGATGGGGTCCTCGGGAAGCTCGCAGCTCTTACGCGTGATCAACCCGCCGCCGAGATCGCGGGCGACCGTGGCCTGGCGGATCAGATCGAGCACCGTCAGCAGGAACGCGATCATCTCATCACGCGACCAATCGGCGAGCGGCTTTGTCCAATCGACCGGCACGTCGGCAAGTCGCGAAAGGATCGTCTCGATCATGCCGGTGTCCCATGGTGAGGGGTCAAGCATGCCCATGCGAATTGTTTGCTCGACATCGAAGCCTTCGCTTGTCGCCTGCTCGGCCTTGACCGCAATCCAGGCGAAGATCGCGGCGGTGATGATCCAGCCCCATTCGAGATCGCGGAGCCGGCCAACCGGCGTGTTCATGTTGATCCGGGCGCCATTGCCGAGCACAATGTTGCGCGCACCGGCAATGGCTGCGGCGGTCGCCTCCCGCAGCCATTGGTCCTCACGCTCACTCAGGGATTGTTGCGATTGGCCCATTGCGGCCTCGCAATAGCTACGGGTGTGGATGCCGGCTTGGCGGCGGGTGCAGCGGGCGATGATGGCGGCTTCGGGGACTGCGGCACGCTGTGCCAAACTTTCTCGTCGGGCGTAATCACCCGATCAAGCTTATTTTTCGCCTTGTAACCGTTCTGCGGCGGCTCGACCCCGATCTTCGCAATGAACGAAATTCCGTCAAAATCGTCCCAGGAAGAGAGCCGACGCGCCTGCTTTGCGGGTTCGCTCTCATCATCTGGCTTGAGGCCGTGGACTGAGTCGAGCATGGCGCGGAACCTCCGGCGGGAGATTTCAACGGCCTTTTCGTAATCCTTGTCGGGCGTGCGCTCGCCGCGGACGGTAAACAAGCCCCAGAACTTGCGCCCGCGATAGGGACCCTCGTCGGTTACGGTGAATTCACAGTCGAGCGCTTCGCTCAGGCCATCCTTCGATCGCCTGAGGTAACCGCCCTCGCCGGCACCGCCAGGACGGATTTTCATCAGCACAGTGGCGACCGTGCCATCGGGAATTACGTCGAGGTTCTGCTGTGGTCCAGCATCGTTAAAGTCAATTGGCATCGTAACTACTCCGCTGCTTTAAGGGTTGGTCTGGTAGTGAACGGTTGACGCTGGCCGGGTCCGGTCAGCTTTTCGATTAGCTTGCCGAGGTGAGGCTCCTCGACCTGTTCGAGTCGGCCGGATCGGTCGCCGGCCGGGAAGCCCCACGGATTGGATGTGCAGACAAAGGCGCGCGTCGGCGGCTGACCGTCGCCGAAGTCGATGAAGTTCATCGTGATAACTTCATCGACGATGCCGGGCAGCTCGCGGCCGGTTTTCTGGCCTTCGATCTGTAGCTGCCACTCGCCGCGTTTGAATTCGTCCGTAACCCATTCGAGGATGCCAACGAAGATGACGTTCTTGCCGCGCGCGTGCTGCAGTTGGGTGAGCCACCCGATCATTTCGCGTGCGTGCAGGCCGTACGCACCGCGCACATCCTTCTTTCCGCTGCGCTCGCTGAAAGCCTCGGGCTGTTGCTCTGACGAACGAAAGCACATGCGGCCGGCGACGGTGATGCTATCGATGAAATACGTGTCATATTTTTCGAGAGACATGCCCCCGAATGCCGGCTGGATCGCGTCGTAATGCGCTTGGGAATAGCAAGCCGTCGGCGGCAGCGATGGATTGGGCCCGGTCAGGAAGCAGGCGAGATCGCGGCACTGTTCCCAGGTCTCCGGTCGCAGGGTATCAACCGGTACATCCTTGACCGCGAGATCGCCGGCCTCGAGATCGAGGAAGAGCGTGCGTGGCAGGGCGACCGTCCGCAACAAGCTTGTCTTGCCGACCTTGGCCGGGCCGACGATGAGGATTTTCGCCCCGGATTTTTCTTGCAACCGCTCACCCGCAGAAATGATCTTCATTCTTCCTCCTTGCACGGCGCATTTTGGGCACCGCACCTCATTCCGAGGAAGCACTCCGGCTTGGCCGATGTCAGGCTGTCTACAACAGCGGTTGCGCGTTCGATCTTCACGCTCAGCCCGAATAGCGGGGAAGCATTGTCACGACCGCTATCATGAAAATGCTGCTCTACGATTTGGCCCAGCAGAGCCTCACCGCCAACGATAGTGCGCCCCAACCACGAGCATTCGACAGGTTGTTGGATTATCTCGGATACACAGCGTGAAATCAGCGTGGGTCTTTTCATGACGGAAGCCTCGCGGTGTAATGGGCTTCACGATCATGACTCCCGGCGCCCGGCACCGCATCAGGACAGATGGAACAGTCCTAATTGTCCCATTTGTCCCATTTGTCCCATTTGTCCTATCGGCGCCCTGCGTACTGTTCTTTAATGGTCTTATCGCTGAACCCCCGTTTCGGAACCCGGTTTTTCTGGTCCTTCCATCCGTCGCATCGATCCCGAACCAGATCGCAGAATTCATCCCATAAAACTGTGCTCGCTGGTTGCATGCCCTCTTTCATCAGTTGCGCAATTGCATCGCGGATGCTCGGTGACGGGATTCCAGCTTTGTCTTGCGTTGCCGCTGCTGGTGTTGGCGTCGTTACGAGGGGAGTTTTCGGCGCCCCGAGTTCGCCCTCAAACCATTGCCAAAACTGCGGCTCGTTAGCGAGAACACGCCGCAGCTCTGTCCATGGGGGTTTCGTCCACCATCGGGTTTCAGCTTGCTGTTCCGCCGTTGCAGCAAGTTGAAGCAGCCAATTGCGCTCCGGCTCGCTCAATTCCAACATCGAGTTGTCACTTTTGTGGAGCGGAAATTTGCCATTGGCCGCAGCTTGCAAGGTCACGCGCATAACCTCGCCAATGGGGATTTTGTGCCGGTCGTGCGCACGCACGATCAGCGTATGCAAGTTAGTCCAATCTAAAGACATGCGCTTCCGCCAGCGCCCGCATTAGGGTTGCGGCGGCGCGCGGTGCGGAAAACCGCGTGTTCGGCCGGCCAGAGCCTAGCCGCCGCGAGCCGATACTACCGACCGCGGGCGCGTTCGAGAACAGCGGCGACCTGAACATGCGTCCATCGCCCGCCCCGTGCCGTCTTCACGTTTCGGGCGGTTAGCCTGGCCGCTATACCATTGGCGCTTGTGGCGCCGGTTGCCTGTATCTCTCGGATAACCGGCAGCACGTTGGCTGCGAATTGTCCCGCAGCGGCCTTTCCGGCCTCCGTGCCGCGTTTCTGAGCGTCGGGCAGCCTTGGGTTGCCTAGCCTCTTTCCACGCGCCTTGGCGGCCTGTAGGGCCGCCCTGGTGCGCTCTGAGATCATTTCGCGCTCGTGCTGAGCCACAGCAGCGAGAATGTGCACGGTCAGCTTGTTTGCATGGGGATTATCGACTGCCACGAATTCAACCCCTGCATCCATCAGCGTGGCGATGAATGCCAGATTGCGGGACAAGCGATCGAGCTTGGCAATGACCAGCTTTGCCTTCTGGCGCCGGCAAGCCTCAAGAGCGCGGGAAAGCTCGGGCCGGTTCTCGCTCCGCTTTCCGCTCTCAACCTCCGTGAACTCCCCGATCAATTCCCACGCGCCACCGTTCAAATAATCCAGAACCGCCTTCCGTTGGGCTTCCAGCCCAAGGCCGGACCTGCCCTGCCGATCGGTGCTGACACGGTAATAGGCAACGAAGCGGCGTGCTTTCGGTGGCATTGGAGGCTCCCCCCTAACGCACTGAAGTACTCTATACCGACGTTTAGCCTATTTCAAGCCTCTGCCTATTTTCCTAAGGAAGGATTTAGTTCTGCTATGGGGCGTGTGTCATGCCGCAAGGCCGCGAGGGCGTCGCGCCAGCGCCAGTGTGATCTTGCTGGCCAGCATCAACCGCAGGCAGACCGCGACTGGATTCGGCGGGCTATGCTCCGCCCATTTCCGACTCGCGCGGCCGTAACGCTAAAGAACCGCGCGGCCTCCGAAAGGCCCGCGTCATTTGCGGCGAGGTCGTGGGGTGAAGCTCGGCCGGTGGCTCTGCACGTCGGGGCGCCCATGAATTGAACGCGGCCACGTCCGACAGTGCGTCGGGACGCGGCATCGTGAGTTTCGGAGCACGCAGCGCCGTTCCTCCCCCGGGGAAAAAATAAGGCTGGCGCCAGCTCCGGACCTCGACGGCGGCGCAGCAATTATCAATGTTCTCTGGTCACTCGATGACCTCGTCGGTCGCGCAGCAGAATCGATGGGGCAAGACCGAGCGGCGGTGTGCGGTAAACTGCGCCAAACTGGGTAAAGTCTAACTGCTGAGCTATCGGGGTCAGCAACCCCGTCCACCCTCGCCCCTGGGGGTGAATGGCGCTATCGGTGCTGGCGAGGTCCGCATGGTTGAAATGCTCAACAAAGGACACCTAAGCACTGAGGGATTCCTGCCGGGCTGGAAATTGAAGTCGGCCGGCGTGATCCTTCCCGAGGAGCGGCTGCCCGCGGGCCAGACTCTTTTGGTTGGCCTGCAACACGTAGTCGCAATGTTTGGTGCGACGGTCCTTGCCCCGATTTTGGTGGGGTTCGACCCCAACGTCGTTGTCCTGTTCTCCGGAATCGGAACGCTGATTTTTTTCGTGGCGGTCGGTGGTCGCGTGCCGAGTTATCTTGGCTCGAGTTTCTCGTTCATTGCTGCCGTAGTTGCCGCAACGGCCTATGCGGGGCAAGGCGCAAATCCCAACATCGGTATTGCCCTTGGCGGGATCATCGCAGCCGGCATGGCTTATATGATCATTGGCATGGGCGTGGTGCTCGCCGGCCACGCCTGGGTGGAGCGATTGATGCCGCCGGTCGTCACCGGCGCGGTCGTCGCGGTGATCGGACTCAACCTCGCGCCAATCGCGATCAAAAGCGTCTCTGGAAGCGTATTCAACATTGGAATCGCTCTTACCACCGTCGCAATGATAGGGCTACTTGCAGTTTTTGCGCCGGGCTTCTGGCGGCGCATTCCGATCCTGATCGGAGGCATTTTGAGCTATTTAATCTACTGGATGCTCGCCAATGGCCTTGGGCTTGGCACGCCAATCGACTTTCGAGCCTTAGACGCCGTCGCTTGGCTTGGCAGACCCAACTTCTCCACGCCCGTGTT